GGTCAACCAGCTTGCCGAGGATTCCACCAGCGGTAGCGTTCCAGACCGGCCAGCACTGGTAACGCTTGCGGTAGGCCATGGCGTAGTTGGCCCATGCCTTGAAGGTTTTGCAGGTCTGGTCTTTGGGGCCCGGCATGTCGGCAGGGATCTCGACACGGGGAGCGTCTGGGCGATCCACCACAAGCACCAAACTCCCGGACTGGGTCGGCAGCGCCGCACCCTCCGGCAAGTCCTGACTTGTACCCTGACTGGTATCCTGATGATTGGTATCCTGATTTGTCGGAGATTTTTCCGACCCTTGCTCGGATTTTTTTCCGACCTTGCTCGGAGATTTATCCGAGGTAGATCGGATATTTTTCCGACCTTTGTTTTCAGGTGGGGTCGGATATTTTTCCGACCCATCGAGTTTCTGGTTCCATTCGGCAGCTTTCGCGGTCAGGCGGAAAAGCGTGATGTTCGCGGTGCTCGACAACTGGATCAAACCTGCTTCGTCCAGCGCCTTCAGCATGCGGTAAGCGGTGTCAGGTTTATCCGTGAGCAGCGGGAGTTCTTCGACGATCTTCGCCTTGCTCAGCGCAAAGAAAACGCCGTCGTCAGTGGTGACCGGCTTGGTCCAGCTCGGGCAGCCGTAGATGAAGGCGAACAGCAAGGCTTGCTGAGAATTCAGCCCCCACTCCAACGCTTTCACCTGGTTGATGGTTACGGTGAATTGCATGTCAGGCCTTCCCGACCAATTTGGCCAATTCGAGGAAGCGATCGACGTACCAGTGAGGCTGCGTTTCGCGGGGGGATTGGGGGCTGGTGAGGTTCTTGCCGTAGGCGAGGCCCTTATCAGTGATCGACCAGAACGGAACGACCTCCTGCTTCGAGTTCTTGCGGGTCAACACCTTGAGGTAGCCGGCGGCTTCGAGCTTCTTGTTGAAGGACACGACTGAGCCGCCCAGGCCGAAGTCTTTCAGCAGTGCGGTCGCAGACTTGGTGGGCATCGAAGAGCCGCCAGCGGAATCCGGCGCGGCATCGACGGCGTAGCCTGGGAGAAACTTCGGATCAAGGCCGTTGTTCTCGGCGATCTTCGTCAGCATGAGCATCTGGCTGGACGGTGCAGGCTTCAGCAGGCGCGTGAAGCACTCCATGATGGCGATCTCGCCGATCACCTTCGTTCCATTCGCCGTGACGGCTTCTCGTGACGCGGACTGCTGCTCGAGTTCGTGCCAGCGACGGATGACCCTCATGCGCAGGCCGGCGCTGTAACCGGTGAGCAAGCAGTCTGTGTGCTCACGATCAAGCAGATATTCGGTTTGCTCGCGGTTACGGCCGTCGAGGTAGATGTGAGCAAAACTGCTCACATTAACTTTCAGCTCGGAAGCCATGGTTTGGATGTCGCGCTTGACGTCTGGATGACGCTTACCAGTCAGGTTCGCGATCTCACGCGAAGACATAGTGCGCGCCACGTTTTGTTGAGTATGAAAACGTGGCGCGGCTTCTGGGGTATTGATCAAGGTTTGATGGCTGTGCATACTTGCCTCACTCGTTTTGCAAATAGCCACCCTGCCCGGTGGCTTTTTTGTGTCTGAAACTCAGGCGACCTTTACGGACTGCTTGAATACTTCCAGGCTGACGATCACCTCGTCGGCTTCCTTGATCAGCTCCGACTTCTCACGCGAGCACACATGGCCATCGGACTGCGCGTCATGAGCCAGACGAGTGACGTCAGCCAGGTCGACGTGCAGACGCATCAGCGCTGAGTTCAGATCTGTCGGCTTCGGCTTATCGCGAGCAACCAGGTCGAACCCGAATTCGGACGCCAGCGCGATCAGCGGCCGCATATCGCCCGTGTGCAGCAGCACGCCATACAGGTGCTCAATGGTCAGGTGATGGGCATCGTTGTCCGGGTTCGCGCGTTGCAGCAGGCTCACGTGCGGAACACCCATCTTCGCGGCCAGTGCCTTGGGCTCGTTGCCCTTCACCGCCGACTGGCACGCATCCAGAAAGTCTTCCATTCGTAAAACCCCGTTACGTTTTCAGTGGTGGCTCAGTGCCAACACCGGGATGATTCGGTTATCAACTGATCAAGGACGTATCCATGACCAACTCTTCCGAACTGCAAGGCGAGATAACCGCCCTCTGCTGCTTTGTGGGTGCCTTGGCATCCACCCTGCCCCTGTCTTCTCAGATGAGGCTCTGGCCTGCGTTCGAGCAGAAGGCCAGTCAGTTGCGTGATCAGTTGAGCCAAGAGGCTCTGCGCGGCTTCGAACTGGCGACGATCTCGCTCAGCTCGAAGCGCGGTTAGGCTGCCGTCCTCTGGGATGGAAACGGACGCTGCTCCAGCGCCGTAAGACTTCCGTCCTCATTACAGAAAACAACGACGTCTCGGCCGACTCTGATGGCCTT